CGGATGCGGGAAAACAACGCTAGGTAGGATCATAGCCACTGAACTTAATTGTAAAGGAAATGATTTCCGGGAAGTTAATACAGCTGACTTTCGTGGTATTGATACCATACGTGAAATTCGTAAACAAATACAATACAAACCACTTGAAGGAGATTGCCTGGTTTGGTTAATCGACGAGGCTCATAAATTAACCAAGGATGCTCAGAACGCTTTACTGAAAATGCTGGAGGATTCTCCAAAGCATGTTTATTTTGTATTATGTACCACTGAACCAACCGGCTTACTAGGCACAGTAAAAAACAGATGTGCTCAATTCCAAGTCCGTCCGTTGAATGAACGGCAGATGTTTGGTTTGCTTAGAAGTGTGGTAAAAGCAGAAGATGAAACCTGTACAAAAGAAATATATGAACAAATCTTTCAGGATAGTTTTGGGTATCCACGTAATGCTTTACAGATATTAGATCAAGTATTACTGGCTGATCCGGAAAACCGATTGGAAATTGCTAAACAAGCCGAGGTAGTCCAATCACAGAGTATTCTATTATGTAGGGCTTTGGTTGGTAATGGAACTGCTTGGAAAGAAGTACGTGAAATACTTAAAGGATTACAAGAAGAAGATCCAGAACGCATTCGTCGGCACGTTTTAAAATATGCCCAATCAGTTTTATTAGGAGAAAGTAATAAAGATACCCGATTTACTGCTGGATTGATATTAGAATTATTTGTTGATCCGTTTTGGAACTCAGGTTTTCCAGGGTTGGTGTTGGCTTGTTATTCAGTAATTAAAAACTAATTGATATGAAACTTGAACTTAATATAAATGACCAGGTATTAGTAAAATTAACAGAGTTTGGGAAAGAAGTATTAACAAAATATTATAGAAAACCTATTGCTCCAGAACTGGATGGATATTACAAATTTTCTATTTGGGGGCTTGCTAAAATTTTTGGCAAAGAATTTTATAATGGACAAATAAATCCTGTTATTGAAGACAACAAACTTATTATACAGTAATGAAAATAAAACCACCATCAAAAAAGGCAAAATTACAACCACTCGTAAGGAGAGGAAAGAAGGTTGGTAGGAATGATAAATGCCCATGTGGTAGTGGTAAGAAATATAAATATTGTTGTCTGTTAAAGCTAAAAGAAAGGGAACTACCTCCAAAAATCAAGGTAGAGAAAACACCTGAAAGGAAATTTAAACGAACTAAAAACAATAAATGATATGGAATGGAATAAAAAAGAATGTAGTATTTTAAAATTACTTTTTGTATGGCTTGTAGGAATATTCGGAGGGATTAGTATTATGATTCTTGTTGATACTGCCTCTCCAACTAATGAAATACCCGACCAAGTTCTAAAACAAGATTTAACTCTATATGAAACTGGGTATCGCAAAGGTTGGGTAGATGCTTTGTTAATAAAAGATATTACTTACAAAGATACTATTATTTATACAGAACCAAAAAATTAATGACATGAACTACGAAAAAGACACGAACATTGATCCTTCACAATTAGATGTGGAGTGGTTGGAACAAAGCCGGTTAACTTTGATGTATACCAAACACCAAGCCCAAACACAAAAGGATGAGGAAGTGGCCAAAGAAGCATTGGAATTTTTAGATGCTGAACTGGACAAACAAATTCGTTCTAATCCTGAAAAATATGACATTGTAAAAATCACAGAAGGAGTGGTTAGAAATACTATCATTCTAAATGCAGGCCATAAAGAAGGTAATAAACAATATCTGGAAGCCCGGTTTGAAAACAATACAGCCAAAGGAGCTGTAAAAGCAATGGACGTAAAGAAAACATCATTAGAAAACCTGGTAAAGCTAAACGGACAGCAATATTTTGCCGGGCCACGTTCTCCAAGGGATATATCCCAGGAATGGGAAAAGCATGAAAAGCAAAAGAAAGTTGATACCGGAATTGGAAAACGGTTAAAAAGGAGTAAATAATTATGCTAAAAGAAATATTAAACGGAGCAGCTTTAGGAGTAATCTTTCTATGTACATTATATCTAATAGGAAGAGTCTTAACGGCTGCTTGTATTGACGGAGTGATGAAACATTTTAAAAACAAATCTAAACAAAAACAAAATGGCAAAGAAAAGAAAAAGTAGTTTTAGAGGTAAGGTTAATAAGGATTCCAAACGTCAGACATCTGGCTACGGATATTTGAACCTGCCAAAAGGTGTGAGTGTATTTAATCCAGAACCAAAAAGTACTGTAAAGCTGGATTTCATGCCTTACGAAGTAACCAGCAAACGACATCCTGATCGTAACGTTGAGGATGAAATTGCTGTACCAGGAAGTCTTTGGTATAAACTTCCATTCAAAATTCACAGGAATGTTGGAGTGGATAATGATAAGGTTGTTTGTTTAACATCCATTGGCAAGGCTTGTCCAGTATGTGAAAAGCGAGCTGAATTGATTCGTCAGGAAGCTGATAAGGAGGATACAGATGGTTTGAAACAATCTAAAAGAAACCTGTATTGTGTTATTCCATTGGACTCAAAGAAACACGATGCTGAACCTCATATAATGGATATGTCTCAATATCTATGTCAGGAGGAAATCAATAATACTTTGGAAGAGGATGAGGATTATGAAGTATTTCCTGACTTGGAAGAAGGTTTGACAATGAGATGCCGGTTTGATGCTGGTACGATTGGCTCGTCAAAACCATTTGCAGAGCTTGGTAAAGTAACTCCTGTTGAAAGGAAAGAACAATACACGGAAGACATTTTGGATGACATACCAAACTTGGATGAAGTATTGAATATTCTTTCTTATAAGGAATTGGAAGCTAAATTCCTGGAGTTGGATGAAGAGGATGTAAATGAGGAAGAAGAACCAGAGGAAGAAGTACCTACCAGAAAACGTAAAACCAGGGATGAAGAACCGGAAGAGGAAAAGCCAAAACGTACAAGGAAAGTAAAAGAGGAAGAATCGGAGGAAGAAGTTGAAGAGGAAAAACCAAAACGTACCCGGAAACGTAAAGAAACCCAGGATGATGATAACAAATGTCCACACGGACACGAATTTGGAAAGGATTGTGATGAATATCCAAAGGATTGTAATGACTGTGATCTTTGGGATGAATGTGGTGAGGAACAAGATAAAAAATAGAATATGTCTATTTTAAAAGTAAGTGATAAAAAAAGTAGTCCAGAAAAATCCAAGCTTGTTGGGGCTTATTTGCCCCAGCAGGTTTCGGATTACTTAACATTATATTCCCTGGCTCATGGTATATCCAAGTCCGTAGTGTTGAGGGATGAAATTCAACATTGGTTTGATTCTCAAATGGAGGAGGAAACAGCTTTGGTAAAACTAATTGGCAAGAAAGCTCGGGTGGAACAAAAGAAATGGGAGTCAAAGATGACGTTTAAAAAGAGTTTACGAGCTGAATTGCTAAGAAGGAATGTCAGTGATGATCATGTAAAAACAATTTTAACAGCTTTGGAATGAAAGCAACAGAATTGAGAATTGGAAATTATGTCTGGGATGATTATTCAGGCGAAATGATTGTCTACGCTATAACTGGTAATGATACTACTGGATTCGGTGATATTTCTCTAAGGAAAAATAAAATTTCACCTTCTGGGTCTTATAAAGTAAAGGATGTAAAACCTATCCCCTTAACCGAACAATGGTTAAAAGATTTTGGGTTTACAGAAGTGAAAGATAAGGCATATCATTATACACTTAAGATTCCTATTGATGGAGAAAATAAAAATGAAATAGTAGGAATTATTGTGAATAATAATATAGTATGTTGTGCAATAACTAATGGACATTGGTCGAGTAATAATATTTTTCATGTTCACCAATTACAAAACCTTTATTTTGCATTAACAGGAATGGAATTAACGAAATGAAACGAACCAAAAACATAAAACTCAGCCGTCAAGTCCGGGCAAAGGTATCAAAAAAGCCTGAAAAGAAACAGGAGTATGATGGAGATACTACCGAAATGATTAGTACAGGATCCACTCTGTTGGACTTAGCTATTTCAGGTGGTAGAATTAGAGGAGGAGGAATACCTGCAGGAATATTGGTTGAGATATTTGGACCGAGTGAATCTGGTAAGACTGTTTTGTTATGTGAAATTGCCGGAGCCATTCAACGCCAAAAGGGAGAAGTAATGTTCAACGATCCTGAAGCTAGGTTGGTTAAACAGTTTGCTCATATGTTTGATTTGGATACTGATAAAATGGATTATGGTACTCCTGATACCGTGCCTGAAATATTTGACGCAGTAAGAAAATGGAAACCCAAAAAAGGAATGATACATGGTATATTTACAGATTCCCTAGCAGCTTTATCAACTGATATGGAAATGGGAGAAAAAGGAGACAAAATGGGAGCCCGTAGAGCAAAAGAATTTAGTGAAGGCCTGCGAAAAATATGCAGAATATTGACAAAAAATAAGTATTTAATGGTTTGCAGTAATCAAATACGACAAACATTCAATACATTCGGACCAAAATACAAAAGTCCAGGTGGAGAAGCTATACCGTTTTATTCCAGTCTGAGATTAAATACAAAAGTTCTTAAAAAAATTGTAGTTACCAAGACAGTAGAAGGCAATGAAGTTTCCCGAATTACTGCTATAAAAATCAATGTAGATGTGTTTGGCAGTTCTGTTTGGAAACCTTATCGCTCAGCCCCAGTAACTATAATTTTTGATTATGGAGTAGATGATGTAAAAGAAAATTTACAATTCGTCAAGGACTTCACCAAACCTATCGTTGAAAAAAAGGAGCAACAAACTAAAGGCAAAGGTAAAGAGAAGAAATCATTTTACTCATTAAATGGAGAAAAGTTAGGAGTATCCATGAACAAGGCAATCCAAATAATTGAAGAAAAAGGATTAGAAAAAGAACTAAAAGAACAAGTAATTGACTTGTGGGAAAGTATTGAAAGTAAATTTGAAACCGAACGTAAACCTAAAATAAGATGAACGAAAATATAGAAAAAGGAGATATAGTCCGAGTTGATTTTAATAATTCTCAAATGACATTAACCAGTAGAGCAAAAGTATTATACACACCTTGTGCTACTGGAGACAGTTGGAGATTTCAAGATACAGAAAGGAAAAGGATATATTATGTTAATGAAGGATGCACCATAACCTTAATAGAAAAATATACAAAATGAACGAACTACATTTAAAATACAAAATGGAAACCGGAATTACTATTGCTACTCCATTAGAAACGGATAATTGGCCTGTTGGATTCTCTAAAATATATGAATACATCAAATGGTTAGAAGAAAAAGTAAATGAAAAGAACAAAAAAACCAACAACTCAAAACACCACCATGACAGAAATAGAAATAGGTGAAATTCACGAAGCCTTGGAAAAGATACTGTCTGCCTGTTCTGAATTAGAAGACGGTACCAGAAAACATCTTGTAATTGATTCCCTAACTAAGGCATCAAAGGAATTGCATATACTGAGATTAGAAACCTTTAAAACCACAGAAGATGGAAACACTGGCTGAATATGCATGGATTGTACCTATAATAATGTTGAGTTGGATTTGCTACCGGCTTTGGAAACGTGGTAAATATCGTGATCCAGGACAGGAGAATACTTACCATGCTGCTACGAAAAATCAAACTCCTTTTCCTCATTACAAATGCCCTTACGATATTGAAAATAAGGATTGCCAATATTATAACAGAGCTACTGGACATATTGATGGAGTAATAAACTGTAATGAATGTAGTTGGTATAATAGTGGTATCAGACCAAGTAAATTTTAAATGATATGGAAATAATAAAAATAATATTGTTCTTAATTGCAGGAATATTAATAGGCGTATTGCAACAACGATGGGTTTATTTTTGCAAAACTGGCAAACATTTACAAGATTTAAAAAAGAAAGATGAAAAGAACAAAACATAACTACGGAACAATCCTCACAAACGATCCTAGCATTACTGCCTGGGGATGGGCTATATTGGATTGGGATGGGAATGTAATAAAAGTTGGTTGTATTAAAACTGAACCCTCTCAAAAGAAACAACGCATCCGCAAAGGCGACGCCACCGTCCGTAGAATAAGTGAAATCAATAGAGTGCTGTTAAGAATGATTAAACATTTCAACGTCACTTATATTTTATCTGAACTACCACACGGATCACAAAATGCTCAGGCCGCTGTAATGATTGGAGCTGTTGCTGGAATTGCCCAAACAATTAGTGATACTTTGGATATTGGAATTGAGTGGTACTCAGAAAACGATGCAAAGAAATGTTTGTTTGATAGGAAGTCCGTAAGCAAACAGGAAATGATTGTTAAAATTAAAACTTTATATGATGTACTTTGGACGAATACCAAATGGAGGGATGAAGGGATTGCTGACGCTTTGGCTATTCATAATGCTGCTATGGAAATGTCTAGTACTTTGAAGCTGTTTAAAAATGGTTAAAAATAAAATTTGTATAATATAGTAATATGATAAAGCAACTCACATTATCAAACTTTCAAAGCCACAAGGAAACCAAACTGGAATTCTCTGATGGTGTAAATGTTATAATTGGTGGATCTGACAGTGGTAAGACTTCAATCATTCGAGCCCTCAAATGGTTAGTATTTAACAGGCCGGGTGGAGATGCTTTCCGTTCAACTTGGGGAGGAGATACCACAGTGGAATTGACTGTTGATAATCTACCAATCCGTAGAACCAAATCCGGCAAGGATATTAACTTATATCAAAAAGACGGTATTAAATATGCAGCTTTTGGTACTGAAGTTCCAAATGATATTACCGATCTACTCAACCTGAATGAGATAAATCTGCAGGCTCAAATGGATTCACCGTTTCTAATAAGTTCAACACCGGGAGATGTCGCAAAACATTTCAATCAAATAGCCCACTTAGATCAAATTGATAGCGGATTGAAAAAGGTTCAGCAGGAACTTACTACCATACAACATACAATTCGAGTCAAAGAGGATCAAATTAAACAAGATACGGAAGAACTGAAAAAGTTTGCCCACCTGGAAAAGTTTGAAATTGATGTTGAGGTATTGGAGGATATGCAAAACCGATTCCTGCAAAAGGTAAATGAAAGCCGAACATTAAAAACTTTAATTGAAGCAATCTCAACTACTCAAAATCTTATAGACGCTCAATCTGAAATACTTGTATTGGAACCGCAATTGAATAAAGTATTGG